CGATACCTTTAATCCGGCGGCTTCTAGCGCTGAAAGATGACAGCATCCACATCACTAGGGGTTCAACGTTCGACAATAAAGAAAACTTAGCTCCATCGTTCCTATCTGAGATTCTAGCCCGTTATGAGGGGACGAGGCTAGGGCAGCAAGAGCTATACGCTGAAGTCCTTGACGATATTGAAGGCGCTTTATGGGATAGAGACATGCTGGAAAATAATCGGGTTAGTAGCCATCCCGAGTTTGTGAGGGTAGTGGTTGCGATTGATCCCGCTGCGGGCGGTAAAGCCGATAACGCTGAGACAGGTATCGTTACGGTCGGGTTAGGTACTGACGGGCACGGTTATGTCCTTGACGATTCCACTTTGAAAGGCAGCCCGAACGATTGGGGCCGGGCAGCTATCGCCGCATACTATCGCCATAAAGCAGATCAGATAGTAGCCGAATCGAACCAAGGCGGAGACATGGTTCTCCACACGTTACGCACAGTCGATGAAACAGTCCCAGTGAAAATGGTTCACGCTTCAAGAGGGAAAAGAACTCGCGCTGAACCTGTCGTCGCTTTATATGAGCAAGCGAAAATACATCACCTCGGGTTTTATTCTTTGCTTGAAGATCAGTTGTGTTCCTGGGTGCCTGATGTTTCAGCGTCCCCTGACAGGCTTGACGCCCTAGTTTGGGCGTGTAGCGAGTTGATGGTCAGCGGTTCTCGTGTGGCTCCTACTGTTGCACCGTTCTCGATTACTGCCCCTTCGCAATGGAAGGTGAGATGAACATTTGTTACATTTATGTGACGCCGCATAGCCTTAAGACGTTGAACGGCTAAGGTCGTAACATAACCGTAACGGAGAAGCGCATGGCTGAAGAGGGCTACACCCGAACTATCGGTAAAGCAAAACCTACATCAACTGACTTCATGGAACTGGGTTCCGCTGGTCTAATCCAATACGGTGGACAGGTACGAGAAGATTTCATACAGCAGCTACAAGGCAAACGGGGAATCGCTAACTATCGAGAGATGTCAGATAACGATCCTGTAGTCGGTGCGATCATGCACGCTATAGAAATGTTGATGCGAAAAGTTGATTGGTCTGTTGACGCCTCAGATGTTGAAGATGAACAAGCGTTAAGTTACGCCGAGTTTGTTTCTAGTTGCATGACAGATATGAGCGTTAGCTGGGATGACACGTTGTCGTCAATTCTTTCGTTTCTGACTTACGGCTTCTCTATCCACGAAATTGTTTACAAGCGACGTGAAGGGTACGAAGCGGACTCACCCTCTAAACATGATGACAAGCTTATTGGATGGAAGAAACTTCCTATCCGTGGGCAGTCAACCGTCTACGATTGGGACATCGACAAGAACGGTGGCATCAACGGATTTATTCAGCAGCAAGAACTCGGTGAAACGTGGGGACGAGATAACGTCTTCATTCCTATCGAAAAAATGTTGCTGTTCCGTACCTCCACGAAATACAACAATCCTCGTGGCCGTTCAGTTCTCAGAAACGCTTTCATTCCGTGGTACTACAAATCCAAGATTCAAGAGATAGAAGCGATCGGTATTGAACGAGACCTTGCTGGTATGCCGGTCGCTATGGTCCCGCCTCAACTGTTAAGCGATAACGCTACAGCAGGAGAAACCGCTGCGCTTGATGCGATCAAACAGCTAGTGCGAAACATCAAAAGAGATGAGCAAGAAGGCATCGTATTCCCGCTGGCATATGATCCAGATACCGGAAATCTTGCCTACGATCTGAAGCTACTTTCCACTGGTGGCCGCCGCCAGTTCGACACGAACGCAATCATTCAAAGATACGATCAGCGGATCGCTATGTCGCTACTGGCTGACTTCGTTCTACTAGGACACCAGGCAACAGGAACGCAAGCGCTTTCAGTTTCTAAAATTCAACTGTTTCTAGATTCGTTGGAGGCGTGGCTTTCTGGTGTCGCTGAAGTGTTCAATAGTCACGCTTTACCGAGGCTGATGAGAATAAATGGTTTTGATGTATCGAAAACGCCGTCAATAAATTTCCAGGCACCAGACAACATAGATCTCGGGGCGCTCGGTACGTTCATCAATCAGCTAGCTGGGGCGGGTGCTCCGTTGTTCCCTGATGAGAACCTTGAGAACTTCTTAATGGAAACCGCAGGGCTACCGAAACGCATGGCTGAAGAAGTCTAACGATGAGCCGGACAGCGATCCAAGTAACGCAAGGCTTGAAGAAAGCTCAACGTTTACCGGTTTCAAAGGCAAGAAAAATTGGTGACCCTAGCCAAAGACCAGCGGGGCAAACTCGTTTAACAGTCAACGAGAAAGATTATTATGATGGCTGCTTCGCCGCTTGGGCGGCCATACCCGATGAAGTTATCTTCCGGCAGTTCACGTCAGTCACGCAGCAAGGGATCAGCCAAGACATTCGGCTAGAGATTACGCATTACGAAAAGTTTTTTGAGGCAATAACTTTACATCAGATCAAGCAGTCAGGCCGTATGACGTTCAATCAGGTACGGGATGATGTGGCGGCGCAGTGGAAAACGTTAGAGAAAGCGGTGACGCCTTCTGAGTATGCGATGTCACTAAATTTTAATCAGGCATCACCTAACGCAACGAACTACGCCCAGCTATCAGCGGCGAACATGGTTACCGATATGGTCTCGTCGCAAATATTGTTAGTACGAAATTTGATGACGAGAGCTTTCACTGAGGGGTTAACGAGACGGCAAGTGTCAAGCCAGTTAGTGACCTTATTGAATGAGATGCCTGCTATGGGTTTAGCGCCAGGCGTGTCCGGTATGGCAAACATTTTTGGTGAAGCAACAAGAGGCCTGAATCAGCGGTATGCGAATGCGGTCTACAATTCGGCGACACGAATGATGCGGCTTAACCCGAACATGACGCCGGAGCAGTTGAAACAGAAAACTAACGCATACGGAAACCGTTTACGCCGTTCAAGGGCACGGATGATAGCCCGTACCGAGATAATGCGCGCATCGAATCAGGGCCGTTTAGATGGGATGATGCAAGCAGCGGATCAAGGTTTAGTTAACCCTGTTGCCGCTAAGAAGCAGTGGGTGACGTCTCGGTTTGATGTTTGCCCGATATGTGTTCCGTTGAATGGGGTCACAACTAATTTGCGGGGGACGTTTGGTCAGGGTTTTCAAGCTCCACCTGCCCACCCTAATTGTCGTTGCACTATCCGTATGTTGCCTGACCCGCTCACGTACGGCTTACCGAGAAGCACTGGAACCGGTCAAGTTGATAGCCCGTTACGGTTTATTAGGCCGGAGATACCTGGGCAAAGGATTAGGTCTATCGTCCCCGATTCCGGTGTGGTGTCTTTAGGCCCTGGTTTCTGAATCATTTGTTGCGCCATTGAAATCTTGTTGCCGTAAAGTTAGACTAGGAACAAATATCTATTGGCTCCGTTCGAGTTTATCTCACGTTGCAGCCTTGGGGGTTCATTATGGCTTTGACTGAAACATTAGAGAAGATCGCTAATCAGGCTGATTCTGCGGCAGCGCTTTCTGCTTACAGCGAGTTGAAGGGGACACCGCTTGCGTATTGTGAGGCGTTGTCTCGGACCGTAGAAGATTTGCTTAAAGAGATCCGTTGTAGGTTGGGTGAATAAATATTTTAATCTTTTTCTCACTATTAGTTGACAGGGTGCCCCCTAGTGAGGTAAGCTACATTTATGACCTCAACTACAGCAACCGACCAAATGACAATCACACATTTCAAAATTCATCCACTGACTGGAGAAGAACTCCCTAAAGGCATGAGCGCAAAAGATGTTGAACTCTACATACGAAACTGGAACGAAGGCCTAGTTCATTTTGAAGGAAATGTCTGCGGGCGGCAACTGGAAAGCGGACACCGCCCAATGATGGAGTCTGGGGTAGCGGTTCTGCTCATGGAAGGACTCATCACCAAGGAACAAGCCGAAGCAACTAACGAAGCCCGCCTCATCCACGAACGCAAATCGATGGAAGAATACACCAAATCCCAAGCCAACCGCACACCTGAAGAAATAAACGAAGAGATGTTCGAAATGCGAGCGGCTTTCGGACCTGGCCAAAAAGTTGTAAACGTAATCACCGGAGTGGTTACCCGCACCTGATAAACACCGACCGCCCTGATCGAACCCTTCAGCTTCGGTTGAGGGGTTCTTTCTTTTTTGCTTTCATCGTATTGAAATGGTCAAAGGGCAGCGAGTGCGCCCGACCTAACGATCCGTAGCGGCTAGCGCAATCGGAGGCATGTATTTCTGTTTCATTACACCAACTGCATTGACTTCCCATGCCACGATGATATCCTAGAGTTACCAGTGGCCGTCAGTGTCCGAGTAGAAAGCAAAGATAGTGACGGACTCAGACGACTTGGCTAGCAGGCTTCGTCAGCTTGCCGAGGAAGTTGAGACAACCACGGCCTCTATTTCTGACCGTGCCCAAGCAGTCGCAGACAAAGCGGGGCAAACAGTATCGAGGTTCCGTGCGCTTCTTGAAAGCGTACAAGACAACATCGCTTATATTGCCGGACTTCCTGCGGTGCTCGGCGGCGGTTTCGGTTTCCTGCAATCCAACGCAGACGAAACAGCTACCACCGAGTGGCAAATTTCAGAATTAACAGAACGTGTTGCTGAGCTAGAGTCGGAGAACAATTTGCTCGGCGGCGGCCAAAAAAACTTCTCACTAAATCTGGGCGACGCTCCAGGCGGCAGCATGACCGCAGCATTAGTTTTTGTGGCACTTGGCGTGCTCGTAGTTGGAGCACTTTGGTGGCAAAACAAAAGGCGGAGACGCTAAAGAAAATATTTCGCTGGTTACTCCCGTTAGCGCTTGTAGTTTCGGCGTGTAGCGGTTCCCCTTCAACGTCTACAGACAGAGTGAAAAATAGTGCGGTGCCTTTGGTGACTGAGGTGCCGGTTGAAAGCGGTTTAGAAGTCAGCCAAATAGTTACGCTAGATTACGAACCTGATTTAGATGGTTTCGGTTTCGAAAATTATGGTGGCGGACAAGCACCAGCATCAATGACAGTTAACTTAGCCCGTCGCCTTTACGGTGATGAGCAGGCGTGTGTTTCTGTTATCGATGGGGAATGCACTCCGCAGCCTGTAATCCTTCAGTTAATCGAGCAAGCGAACAGGGCGATGGCCGGAGGTCTCTGTGAAGGGTTCGCCGTTCTTTCTCTGCGTTTATATCAGGAGGGTGGGACAACGCAACTGCTCGGGCAGGAAGCGATCGTCGCAGCGTTGGAACGAGGCGACCCGAGAGTCGCAGCAGAGTTAGCTTTCTGGTTCGTTACTCAGTTCAGTTCCGAGACTCAAGCGGCAGCGGCTTTCTATCGGGAGCAAACACCTTCAGAGATTGTTGCAGCATTGGCAGATGATTTCGCTAACCCTGGAACGACTGCCGGATATACGTTAGGGCTTTACTCTGCGGAGGGCGGGCACGCTGTAACTCCGTACGCTGTCGAATCGATTGATGGCGGCAGCCGTATCTACATTTACGATTCTAACTGGCCTACTGAAACCCGCTGGATT